GTTTTGCGACTAGAACTAGAACGCCTAGACGCACTCCAGTCAGCACTCTGGCCAATGACTCAACACCGCAAGATCAGAACGGATGACGGGACTGAGATACAGGTAGAGCCAGACATGAAGGCTGTCCAGACAGTTCTTTCCATCATGAAGCAACGCTCACAACTCCTTGGCATGGAACAAAACAATGTCAACATCCAAATGGACGTCACCCAAAGAGACGCCATCAAGTCCACAATCGTCGGTGAGACCGAAGCGAGACCTCTAAGCCAGTTCAACCCAGAAGCAGAGGCACGGGGCTTGCTGGAGGTTATGGGTCGCTCTGGTGTTATCTCACAAGAGATGATTGACCAACTACTCGGCGAAACAACAGTTACTGACGTAGTAGAGGTATTTGCGCTAGAGTCAGGAGTGGAGGCAGATGCATCATGAGTGAAGAGAACAATATTCAGGCAGCGGTGGACAAACTTGCAGAGACCATGGATACGACCATTAGTGCGAGTATTAGCGACGATGACGGTCCCGCTGTCGCACAGATTATCGTGCGCGCAAATCATAATGACCGCGAACGATGGAAGGCTGCGGCTAACAAAGAAGGAAAGAGTCTTGCTCAGTTTATCCGCGATGTGATCAACGAACGAGTGACAGACATCCTTGACTGCTCACACCCTACAAATATGCGTCGCTATTATCCTTGGGCTGAATTCTGTCTACGATGTAACGCCAGAATTAAAGGCTAGCACTACGAATTTTGCGTAGTTTGATTCTGCGATTCGCAGGACTGAGTTTCATTGCTTCTATTTCGGCGAGTTGTCTTTTAAGATTGGCGATGGCAATACTTCCATTGCGTCGCTTCGCTACGCTTGTTGCTCCCCAAATTCCATGTTTCTCGTTATTGCCAATGGCATATTGGAGACACTCTAAAGAAACAGGACAAGCAAGACATATTTTCTTGATGTGCTTCGTGGCTCCGCCTGGCTCGGGATAAAACAATTCGGGGTCTAAGCCCTTGCAGGCTGCTTTGCCTACCCACTCTGCACGAGCACCGATGAGGGTAGTAATGATGTCTGTTTCCATACATACATACTACCGCCCATCGGCACCAGCGTCAAGTTTTTATTGTTATTTTATTGGGCAGGCTCCAGTAGCGCAGTCATCCAACTCAACTAAGCCCTCAAACGCAGGACGATGCAACGGGACTGAGAAGTCGATCTTATTCAAAGTCTTCTCATACATTTCCTTAGTGCATTCCTCATACGGGGGAAGTGGGAAGTTGTGGTCAGTGTGTAGAAGGAAAGAAACTGACTTCACTGAATCATCGTAGTTCTTTGACAACCATTCTTTGATTTCAGCAAGTTCTTCCTTGCGATAATACACAGTCACCGAAACAGCATTGTCTGCCCACTCGGTCTGCATCTTCTTCACCCATTCCAACTGAGCAACAGCAGTCATATCCTTAGCAAGAACAGAACCCTCAGGTGACTCGCACGGGAACTCAACAACAAAACGAGTGTGATCTTCTCTGCCGTCAATACCGACGTCGTACTGCACCTTGTAGCCCCGCTTGCGACACGCATCAACCAACGGGTCAGAAGAACCGAAACGAACACGACGAATGTAGTAGCGAGCAAATGCTGGGTGAATACCAGGAGTTACACCAGGAAGAAGCGAAAGAGTCCCTGAAGGCTGAACAGTAGTCAAACGAACAGAAACAGGAAGCCCATTATCCTTTGAATAGACGGCATCAAGGCTTTCCAACGCTATATAAGCATCAGACAACCAAGCAATCTTTTCAGCGGGGCACTGAAGAATACCCGTAACCGACTGACCAAGACGAGCATTCTTCTGAACAATCTTTGTTGTCTTCTCATATGGGTAGTTCATGCGAGTGATGCGCTTCTGCGTCTTGTAAAGAAGATACGAGATGTCAGTGAACTGTTCAAGTGAATCAATGTTCGGAAGGAAAATGGTTGCGAGGTTACATGACTCTCCGTCACCAAGAGCGATCTCGGCGCAAGGGTTGTAGCCCTCGATGGTGCTGTCCGACTTGTTAGCCCCGAGTCGTCCTACCTTGCGAGCAAGTTTGCGGTTGACTAAACCATAAGGTTCACCAGTTCCGTCGTAACCTTTCCAAAGTTCTGAAGCGATCTCGTCGTAACCATCTGCGTAGATGCTGTTGTTGCTGTTCGCTCTCCAAGCGGGAACATTACCTGAACCCCAGTTCTTTGCACGAAGGAACAAAACATCGTCAGGGTCACCAATGGCAATCTGTGCTGAACGACGCGATGAACCCGAAACAACAATGCGACCAATGATGTTGCAGATGTCCAGAACATCAATAGAGCGAAGTTTTTTGCCAACACGGTTTTCAAGAACTTTACAAATGTCCGAGATGCCATCAATGAGTGCGCCTGGGCCTGATGCTGTTCCGCCGAACTTCTTTAACGGGGCTCCGTACTCGCGGACGAGGATCGTTGAGTAGGTGAATGAACGACCTGTTTCAAAGTACGATTTCAAAACTGAATGAAGTAGGCGACGCCATCCTTGACGACTGTCTGGGACGATGATATCTGCATCGTTGGTTCGCTCGTGAGTAATGGCGACTCCACCCTTGACTTTGGGTAGATCGTGAATCTTTGAGCGTTCAACTGAGAAACCAACTCCGCCACCAAGCATGAGGTAATCAAAGAGAAGTTCAAAGTCTTCAATCTTTTCAATGTTGGTGAAGTAGCAGTTGTTGAGGCTTGTGCCTGAGAACTCTTGTGTGAGTGTTGTTCCGAGTTGCCATAGTGAGCGACCTGAGAATGAGCAACGAAGGTTGAACATGTGGTCAAAGAGGCGTTCTGCTTCTTCTTGTGTGTAGTCAACTCCGATTTCAATAGCCCCGTTGATGATGCGTTGTAGTGTGTCGGGGAGTGTTTCGGTGTCTCCGTTTTCTTTCTTGCGACTGTATGTGCGTAGGAAAACGATTTCTCCCATTCCGTTGAAGCCCCATGGGGGTGTGATGGATTGGTACTTTTGTTTGTGTTCGTCTGTGATTCTTGCCATGATTTTTCCTTGGTCCGTTTTGGGTAGAAGTAAGATTGTACTTCAGGAAAAAATACGGAAAGTGTCTACTTTAGACCTAATCTTTTTGCTTCGCTTAGCGTGATTTTGTCCCCACGCTTGTATATCAGAACGCGAGCCTTGGTGTATGGCGTTATTTGTCTTTCTTCCCAAATTTCTTCTTCAACATAGTGAAGCGGGACTTCGTTGCCTTGTAGGTCTGTTTCAAAGCCGATGATTCTTACTGGTCCATCTGTTTCGGACGCGGCACAGTCTCCTGTGGGGTGCCCGCATACGGGGCAGGGTTGGCGATCTGCGGGAAGCATGCGAATGCCATCTATTCCGTAACTGTTGCCGAAGGAACTGAATGAGGAGTTATAAAAGACCATAGGGCTAGTATCTCACAACTTTGTTGTCAGCGACTACGCCCCTGTCCGCGGTAAGACTTCTTGTAGTTCTTTGAACTCTTGAGTCTTGCGGAGCCCCGTTTCGCGTGGATGCCTTTGCGTTGGGGTGGGTTCTCCACGATGTGTACAGTCGTGGGAGATGATTTGGATTTTGAGGGTGCTTTTGCCATAGCCAATATTAGCGTATTTGTACTAGGCTAGTCTGTCAAGTTTTTGGGCGACTACTTGCGATCTATATGCTTCAGCCAGAGTTCTAGCCCAATAATACTGCTTGCGGAAAATATTGCTCCAATGAGAAAATCAATCATGTTCTTATTTTAGCATTTCGCAAACCCATGCTGGCTTGCTGGTGGGGTCGTACACGAACCTCTCGTATTTCTGCCAATCACCAATAAACAATCTCCATTGCGACCCTTCGCTTGTGACGGCATAGATTTTGTTCTTCCCGTCTTCTTTTATCCAAACAAAGTATTTTTTGCAGGTTTGGCATTTCTGGAGGTGACCGCAAACACCGTAGGTGTAAGCGTCGGCTTTTCTGCTATCCAGTTGTGCTTCTGGCTGATCTTCAAGTTTTGTTTTGGGCTTGTTTGGTTCGTGGATGTTGTAAACGGGCACTGGGGTGCGAAGTGTTCCTCGTCCGTATTGCCCAGCCCTGCCTCTGCGATATGATTTGACATCGTTGACAGGGTATAGGTCATGTCGGGGGGCGGTGGTGTTCATGCCCCTCATTCTACAGCCTGACGCTTATAATGTCAAGCCAATCAAACAAATCCAACCGTAACATATGTCACAAACAAATTCAGCCAAAACACTTGACACCACAACACTAAGACGATACAATAAACATATGAACCAAACAACAGAAACAATCCCAGCAACATACACAGCAGTCAACGGACTCATCGCCAAGGTGACCTACGACCTCATCGCAACGACGACCGACAACCTCGGCGCCCTCTTGTACCACGATGGGCTGACCAACAAACAAAAGCGAGCAATCGCCAAA